CTACCTGTCTCTGCACATGCTTGCTGAACACCTAAGGTCTTACCATTACCAGACATACCTGTAATGAATACAGGATAGAATAGTTTTGATGAAATCACTTTCTTGAGATCAGGAAACTGACCAAATCTTACAAATGTCTTGTCAATCTCTGGTATAAGATTTTGTGCATCTGTTTCTGTTTTAGCAATACCAGTTGAAACTGGTGCTACTGGTGCTACTGGTGCAGAGGGTTGTTGAAATGTTTGCTCAAGTTGTGCTTTTGCTTGCTTGACAGTCACATTCCAATGACCTCTCTTAGTCTTGTAGCGGTTCAAAAACTTAGTGATAGTTTGATACCCTATTGGGTGTGTATCTAGTTTTTTACCATAAATCTCAACAATGTTGTTGATGTGAAAATCGGGGTCGTAGGTAATTGGCATAATTTTGAATAATTGATTTGCTTGAACTTATCGTACCATAAGTAAAATGGTATGGCAACCATAAAGTACCATACCATGTGACAGAATTTAAATTGGTTACGCTATCTGGTCTATGAATTGTTTTACCATAACCTTGTTAGTTTTCTTACCTCTGTTCATCTTCTTGAAAGCGGTAGAGATAGATCTCTTGTCTGCACCTGAGTCAACTGCTAGTTCATCATCAACTCTAAGTTTTGTAGCAGAGATACCATACCATTTATCAAAGGCATCAGTAGTAAAATGAATCATACCCTCTTTTTTGTTCTGTGCTTTCATTTCTTCAAACTCATTGTAAGAGTGTCTAGCATAGTTCATGTAGAAGTATCTGTAATCCCTCTCAAGCAATCTTATACCTAAGAATGAACATTCGGGTAGAGTTGACTTGACTGCCTTTACAACACCCTCTGTGAAACTAGAACTAGAACCAGAACCACCTGTGAATGTTCTTGAACCTACTCTAATGCAAGCACTTCCAGAATATAATGCTCTGCTGTAAACGCTATCATCATAAGATGATTGAACATAGTAGTCTGAATGAAAACCATCACCATCAGTCAATACAACTATGTGGCACTTTTGAATCTTGCGAGACTTGATGATTTCTTTAGCAAGTTGACCAATACAAATGATTGCTTCATTGAGTGGTGTGCCTGATAGATTGAAACCTCTATGTGAATCTATGTGACGTTGCACTACTGCATAAGTCTGTAACCATAATAGTTTCATACTTTCATCAAGATCTCTAGTTCTTTGCTGACTTGATAGAACATTGACTAATCTAAATGACTGTGGGATGTGAATGTTACCTACTATTGGTTGAGTGATACGATAGGGTTCTAGTTCCCTCTCTGACATATAGCGTGTATTCTGGTCACTTAGATCAGGGTCAAGCATGTATGAGTCATTAGTAAAGGCATATACTTCAAATGGTATTTGCACCTTACGACAGAACCATACAAGATTGAAGAGTTGTTTTAGTGTATCTTCAAGTATGTTGTGCATTGAACCTGACCAATCAAGTAAGAATACTAGACCATGATTCTTGCCCTCTGGTATTGTTGTGACCTTTTTGAATATGTCCTCGTTATACTTGTATGTGTGTAACTTGGTCATGTCTAACATACCAGTTCTTGATGTTGCAGACCTTGAGTAAGAGTCTGCTGATTTCTTCATTTCAAATTCTTTTACAAGGTTGTTCACATCCTTTCTTGAAGATAATTTGAATTGATTGAAGTCAGAGATACCTACATTCAAATAGTGATTGAAATATCCGTTTGCACCACCCTCTGATTCATCCCTTAGAGTGAAGTGTGTTTTGAGTTGTTGTCTCAATGTCTCGTAACCAATCACAACTCTATCCAAATCTACCTCTGGAAGAGAAACATAAGTTGTTTCTTGCATGTCAGACTTGTTTAGTTCCTCTGCATTTTTATCAAATGATCTCTGAGTGTCAGATACATCAATGTCAGAGTGGTTGCCTGCTTTTTGTACTGTAACAAAATCATCAGGGTCAGTAATCTTATCCTCTAATGTTTCTTCAACGGTGTCACCCTTGCCCTCTGTCTCTTCTGCATCATCTTCTTGCTCATCTACTGACTCTTGCTCATCTATTGATACAGGTGTGCCATCTATGTCCTGTGACTCTGCATCAAGTTTGATTTCTAATGCTTGTAAGTCCTGTTGTGCTTGCTGTTGCTGTGACTTAGATAGTTCATAAAGTTTCTTAGATAATGCAAGCACCTCGTCAAATGTCTCTGCCTGTGAAATTTCTGTGATGAGTTGGTTCTCATCATCATTGAAATCAAAGCATAGATATGCACCAACCTTGAAGTATAGATTGACTCTATCAATGAGTTTGAGACTATCTAGTTGTTCCTCGTCAACTTCAAAGAAATTCTGAGCATGTAGTTCCTCGTAACCTTTGTAGAAATCTCTGTTGAGTCCTGCATACTTTTGCTTCATCAACTTCTCAATGCGAGCATCTTCTACCACATTGACATAATCAAATGGTAGGTTCTTGTACTCTTCTTCTTCTTTGAAGTTACGATTTGGTGTGAATAAAGCATGACCAACTTCATGTGCGACAAGCATGTCATACACAAAGTTGCTATCAATATTCCATTGTGGTAAAGTAAGAACTCGTCTCTTTACATCAAATGATGCTGTATCTACGTTTTTGTGTTCTATGATAAGGTTCTCAGTAGCAAGTAGTTTTGCTAGATTACCTTTGATTTCAATGTTTACTGGCATTTGATTTGTTGTATATACTATCCATTATACACACATCTTTCAGTATATACAACCACTATGCCACTAATCTATCCGTACACACTTATATCCGTCACAACTAAAATGATTTGCCCTCTCTCGGATAGTCCAAGATTCTTTTCTCAATCGTGTGCGATATTGCAAGTTGTTTTCCTTTCCTCTCACTTCTCTTGGTTGCATGTTGAGTTTGACATCCTTTTTTGAGTGATGTTGCCAATTTGGAATGTTCATGTTCCCCCAAAACTCTAATAGTATATAGTTGGGAAACACACACATTTACTGCCTTTGGTCGTATATCTTTACCACCCACACATGATATACAAATGGTCATGTAACCACCTGACACAAATGACACAATACCATATTCGGGGGGTGATGGTTGCATTTCACCATTGAGTTCCAAATAGAACTCAACGCAATCACCAACACGAAAGTCACCCTCTTGCCAACGTGGGCGAGTATCTTGATTTCCATATCCCTCTGGTGGTTGTGGATGTGGTATTGCCATTTGTGTGATACTATAGATAGTATCTATGTTATCACGAAATCTATGTTTGTGTTATGGGGATTCAAGCATTTTGGCAAATCATTCTTTTTAGCGTCATTTAGATATAATCGTAAGACAGTTGTTCAAATGCAAATAGGGGGTGAGTATAGCACCCATAAGTGGGAATACCATGGTGTTGAACAACATTATAAAACATTTTACAGAGAAAATGATGACAATATTATCAAGTGCCGTACTAAGATACATGAACTTACGAGTGACGAATTATTATTATACAATCTCGATAAAGGTATTATTTCCCCAGATGGTGTAAATGATGATTACTTAGGATATGGAAAATTCCAATTCAATAAACCTAAAGTCGACACGAGTGTAGATAAAAAAACAGGTAAAAAATTATATCCAATATATTCAGATCATGGTAGTAAATGGTCAGATCATTTCTTTGACGATCTATGCACATGTGATTTATTTGTACCTAGACCACATAACTCAATGTGGTATGAACCATTTATTGAGCATTTTAGGAAATGTAATAATATAGTGACATATAAAGAAGATGTACTTGACATGTGTATATCACGATTGAATTTATTTGAAACAAAAGAAACTAACAAATATATGAACACGAATGTAAAGGATATAGAAGACGCATATAATACGAATAAATCACTGGTATTCACTCACTTAGATTTCTTTATCAAAAAGAATAGGGATGTTGAGGTCAAACTAAGAGAAAATAATATACCATATGAATATCTTGAACTTGACTCATTTGATGCTAAAAGAATGGTCGATACAGAATTGCCAAGAAGATATAATGATGTTTTATTACCGATACCAAAAGACACCTATAGATTTAGACTAATAACACGAATGGCGAAGGAATATATAAAATCACGAGGGTTGACAGACCTTAGACTCTCAGGTAGAGTAAATGACAAGATCTAAAAATTATGTACAAAGACAAAACTATTACATGCGTGATACCATCACGAATGTCCTCTTCACGATTTCCAAATAAACCTTTAGCAAAAATACTTGGAAGAGAATTAGTGCTTAGAGTTGCGGACTGTGCAAAAAAATGTAAATACTTTGATAGAATTATTGTTGCTACTGAAGATCAAGTTATAAAGGAATTGGTTGAGAGTGAAGGATATGAAGCATGGATTACTGGAAAACATTACACATGCAACCATAGAGTATCTGAGGTAGCATCAGACCTTGAGTGTGATTATGTTTTCAATTTACAGGGTGATGAACCACTCTCTGACCCAAATCATTTAGATTATATTATAGAGTACGGTATTGATAATGAATTAGATATGGTACAACCAATCAGGAAAAATTTGGAAGGTGATAACGAAAATCCTGACGTGGTGCAAGTTATTGTCAATAATGGTAAAGTATTATATCTCATGAGAATACCCGAAGTAATTACTGAAAATGTATATCCACAATTAGGATATTATTTTTATAAACGAGAGGTCATTGATGATTATAAAAATCTTGATATGTCATTTGTAAAATATTGGAAGGGATTAGATACCATAGCATTTTGTGGTAAATATGATGTTGTGCCTTTACTTCTTCCTAATTGTGGAAGACAGCAGGGTGTAGATAGACCAGAGCATATCAAAATAATAGAAAAAGAGTTGAGTGAAATATAGTTATTTTAGTGCTGAGAGAGCAGGGAAATGTCATTATCATTTCACAGCACTAATGAATGGTAAAAGTATTGCAAGACCCAAAGAGAATTGTGGTATAGCATGTACAATTTACATGCCCACTAATAATACTATTCAATGGTATTGGATTGATAAAGACAATAATACCAGATGGTTGAGAGAATATAGAAATTACGAGAGTATTGATTGGTTAGGAACTATAAACGATCTCAAATTACGACCAAAAGATAATAAAAAAAGTAAACATTGGTTAGCACGAGGATTTATACACGATTATCCCCAAGAAATAGACGACACATGTGTATGGTTGTCAAATAGGTATCACGAATTTTTCAATAAATTTTTTGAGTGTGATCATTTGTTGCACCCAGAAATGTTACTGGGATATTGGGGATTTACTAAAGCAGATAGAGAAGGTATGAGTCTAAGTGATTGTTTATTAGCAGATGAGAGATATATGAAGGTAGATTTGGATTATTCTATTAGTATGATGAAAAAACGAAAGAATATTATAGTATATAAAGATGACATTAGAAAACTTGCGAGATCATGGTTTCTTGGTGGTGGTCAACTAATAGATATTAGTGACGAGTCATATTATAGTAATATATCTCTCAGAATAAATGAAGCAAGAAAAATTCCTAGATCCATGCAGGTAGCGTTAGATCGTTTTGATATACCATACGAAGTATGGAGTTTAGATAAGGGAGACTATGGTGTATTTGGATTTGATAAAAATTTACCAAGATATGAAACTGAGGGATGTGATTGCACCATCAAACCTCGTCACCATCATAAAGTAGAAGGATGGATTGATAGATATGTGAGTGAATATAGTGAAATATAGTTACTTTAGTCCTAGTAAGGCAGGCAAGTACCTTATTAGAGAGATGTTCCGTTATAATAACAAAACTCACTGCCTTTTTTGTTGTGGTCATCCACCAATCTATGCTGTTATGAGTGTTCCAGCGAACAAAAAAATATATTATGACTGGTATTGGGAAGATGATACCACTGGTGATTTAGTTCATAATAAATTTACTCAAACAAAGGATATTTTATTAGACCCCATGTATGATGAGACATGGTATCCTGTATGCACAAATGGTCGTTATTCTATAAAAGAATTATTAAAAGTAAGAAATCAAGAACTTACAGGTATCAAAGCAAGTTCTCGCTGCACGGGTGATTTCTATAAATGTTTCAAGCATGCTTTTGAGACAGATATAATAGTAAATCCTCTTGTTATGTTAGGATACGGTGGTGTTCTTGGTACTAATAAATTAGGAAAACTATTGAGACATCATCAACCTAATCTTGGAAACATTCCAATAGATTATGTTGTTGATGAATTATGTAAAAGGAAAAATATAGTCACTCACAAGGAAGATATAAGAGAGTTGGCAAGAAATCTTTTTATAGGTAATGGTCATTTACCGTATAAAGACTCAAATGTTCTAATAACAGACACCGAAGAAAAATACATCCAGCAGGTAACAAAACTAATCAATTCACATAGACAATTTGAGAAAGATATTATAAGTTGTCTTGATTATTATAATATACCGTACGATATATTCAATTTAGATAAAGATGACTACGCCCAACGTTTCAATTTGGATCGGACTTTTACAAAACTGCAAGATACCATGCTATCACGTTATGATTTTATAGAACCATGTGACATTATTGAAGGTTGGATAGATAATTATATGAAGGAGAATCCATGAAATATACGTATTTCTCAACCATTAGATCAGGAAAATATCTAATGAGAAATTTATTTTGGTTGAATAAAAAAAGCACATGTGCGTTAGCAAGATCTAAAGCGTTATGGGCATCATTGACAGAACCCATGGGTAAAAACTATAAGTGGGAATGGTATTGGATTGATAAGAAAAACAATATACAGACATGTCATCACACTTTAGATGTTAGTAATAGAATATTATCTGCAAGATATTATGAGAAGTGGTTTCCTACCAAAAATCATTTAGGTTATAATTGCCTACCAATAGAGAATTGGGGTGTACATGAAAACTTTTGGTCTTGTATTGATACTATATTACGAAGAGATATAATAACAAATCCTTTTACATTACTAGGTTATTTTGGCAGAGATCCACATAGAATGATAAACGAGATGAAGAGCAGCAGAACTACATTGACACCACATCCAGATATAATACAACAACTAAGAAAACGTAAGAATATAATAGCATACAAGGAAGATATAGAACATTTAGCGTATAATATTTTTTCAGTGCTGGCAGCAGAAAAAACAGCGATCAAAAGAATAAATCAAATAAGACAATTTCAAGAATATATGCCTAAATTTTTAGATAAACATAAAATCCCATATGAAATGTTCTCATTAGATAGTGGTGACTACGCCAAAACTTTTGAACTGGAAAAAACATTACCAAGAGATTGCACTCAATCAATATGGCATGGAGATTCAAACAATATTGACACAAAAAAAGCAGTAAGTAATTATATGAGAGAGAACCCATGAAGTACACATATTATTCTTCTATAAAATCAGGCAAACGTATGATGAGAGATTTATTTTGTCTGAATAACAAAAGTGCTGTATGTATGTCACCAAGTAAACCCATATGGGCATCATGCTTAGAACCTTTTGGTAATATTTTGAAGTGGGAATGGTATTATTGTAATGAGAGTAATATATTACAAAAACACACTCATTACATAGATAAAAATAAAATATTAGAGGAAAAATATTGTGAGATGTGGTTTCCAGTAAAGAATAGTCAGGGAAAGAAGGTCATAGACTATAAAAAATGGAAAACACATGAAAATTTTTGGGGTTGTATAGATGATATATTACGAAGAGATATTATAACTAATCCTTTTTCTCTATTTGGTTATGCAGGTAGAGACAGTCATAAATTTATGCTGGAGATGAGTAATGACACCCCACCACTAAAACCACACCCAGATATAATACAACAACTAAGAAAACGTAAGAGTATAGTAGCATATAAAGAAAACATAGAGCATTTAGCGTATAATGTGTTTTCATGTAATGGGAGACCTGAATCAGTAGAACAGACAATACACATTATCAATGAGATAAGAAAATTTCAAAAATACATACCAAAATTTTTAGAAAAATATGATATACCCTACGAAATGTTTTCTCTTGATAGTGGTGATTATGCTAAAACTTTTGACCTAGATAAAGTTATACCCAGAAATTCAACTGATAATTTTTGGAAGAATAATTTGGGTCAAGATGTGAAAAAACTTGTCAGTGAATACATGAGAAATTATCCATGAAATTTACCTATTTTTCAACCATCAAATCAGGTAAACACTTGATGAGAAGTTTATTCTGGTTGAACAATAAAAGCACATGTATCATGTCTCAAAGTAAACCAATATGGGCAGCATTATCAAAACCAATTGGTAAATTATATAAGTTAGAGTGGTATTGGTGCGATAAGGATAATAAATTACAAACGCATAATTACTTTATAGATGTGACAGATAAACTTTTATCTTCACATTATACTGAGTATTGGTATCCTATAAAAGATCATAGGGGATATAATTATTTGCCATATAATGAGTGGGTGACACATGAGAATTTTTGGGAGTGTATTGATAGTATTATGGAGAGAGATATAATAACAAATCCCTTTCAATTGTTAGGTTACGTAGGTAAAGATATTCATAAGATGCTGGAGCAGGTGAAGAACAATTCACCGACTATAAAACCACATCCCAATATAATACAACAACTACGAAAACGTAAGTCTATCGTAGCATATAAAGAAGATATAGAGCATTTGGCATATAATATTTTTTCGCTGGTGGGTGGATTTTCCGATCCAATAAAAACAATAAATCAAGTAAGAGAATTTCAAGATTACATGCCTATCTTCTTAGATAAACTTGAAATACCGTATGAAATATTTTCACTAGATAGTGGTGACTACGCTCAAACTTTTGAACTAAATAAAACTCTACCAAGACATAGCACCCAAACTCTTTGGGATTATGCATTTACAAATGATCGAGGTATTGATGTGAAAAAACAAGTTAGTAATTACATGAAAAATTACGCATAGTGTGTTAGAATACTATTATAAGAGAATTATCAATGCTAGAAGTAGATCTTAGACATTTCCCATCAAAACTTCACAAAGCAAAAACTGTTGCTTTGCTAGGTAATGGAGGAAATCTTGCTGTTGCTCAACATATGGCATCAGACATTTTTAGACATACTGGGAAATTTTGTTTTGCTCCTGACTCTGTAAATACAACTGCTTTAGCAGATAAAAATGATTGGAAAGTACCATGGATGGAGTACGCACAGTTTGCCGACCTTGTTATTGGAATAACTTGTAGAAATCACGCAGGTGTAGCAGATGCATTGATGACTGTAAAAGATAAATGCGATACTCTTCTCATTTGTCCTGTACAACATGAAGCACTTGACACACTTATTATCCCTGCACGAAGTTATCACGAGTTTGAGTGTAACTCATTATGGACTATCTACATGATGATGGAACATATTGGTGTAGAATTACCTGATTTACCACACATAAAATGAATCCTTTAGTTGAAACATATGGTGACAAAACTGATTATGTCACTAATATATTCTGTATTGATATTGATGGCACTTTGACAGAACCACATAAAGGTACACCTTGGACTGCTGTGCCAAAATATGACCGTATTGCCAAAGTCAATCAATTATATGACGAGGGTGCGACAATATATCTTATGACTGCAAGAGGTTTTATCAAATCTCAGGAACATGATGGAACTATTCACGAACAACAGGGATATGCAGACGAACATGCAAGAGAGAGAACTGAACAGCAATTACAGAAATGGGGTGTCAAGTATCATGCATTATATTTTGGTAAACCTAGAGCAGTGACATATGTGGATGATCGTGCAATGAGTGACCACGAGTTTTTTCAAGATTAGATAACCAGTCGTACGATCTCTGATACTCTGGATTGTAGGTAAATTTTTGATGTGGTTCTAAAAATCCTTGAGTCATCATGTCATCATGCAATTCCTCTGGAGATTTGAGAGCATCAGTTCCTAGCATCAAAGTAGTAAGTTTTTTTCTTACACAAATGTCAATACTATTCCAATCACGAGTCCATTCAAAATATATTTTTTGATCTTCAGTCAACCAATTATACCCCCACTTCAACCAATGGATCACGATATTATTTTCTCTCTCCATCTCTTCCATTGTTTTAGTACGATATTGTTCTAACTTATCATAAACGATCACCTTTTTATCTAAAAATTCAGCATAATATACATCGGTGCCAGGCCATGGTATGTAGATATACTCATGTCTCAAGAATATTTGTGATAACCTCTCTTGTCTTACTATAGGATCTGCTAATTGAATAAATTTACTACCTTTTGGTAAGATAAGTTTATCCCAGTGCTTCCATATATCACATGTTCTCCATGGCAGCAGGAAAGTTGTGGGACTTGGAGCATTATCAATAAGATCTTGCACCCTCTTATAATCATTCTCTCTTATGGTACATTGATCATCTCTTGGTAAGAAGAACAATGACCCTTCTGGTTTGAAATCCTGTTTGCTGGCGACACGCCCCAACTCCCACAAAAATGGTGCTGTACCATAATACGCCCTTGTGCTACCAAATTTTGCTGAATTTATTTTCTCTGCATGTCTTTTTGACCATGCATAAACCTTATTACTGTTGAAACACTCTCTTTTGGTGTACATATGATCGTAACGACCTATTGCCTCACGACATACACCTGGCAAAATACCAAATAAAAAAGAGGTATCGAGTGATAAACCCAGATACCTCGCCATAGTATGATGCCACTTATCCGACCTGTCTGCGTACACTAAGTAGCTCCGAAATATCCTCCTCCATTATGTAGAACACTATCAGTTGCTTTTCTTGAGAAACCTTGGAACTCGGACTTTTCAATCAATATTGTATCAACTTCTTCATCTGTCAGTATTCCTTTCTCAAGTAATAACTGTACAAGACCCTCATTAGACACCTCTGTTTTATCTTCATACCATGGTGTCCATAGTTCATGGTGTTCATAATCTGCTATATCACCATAATCTCCATTTATTGCTTTTGTGTACAAATATCTTGAGTGTTCACATGTTACATCTGTAGGGGATGCAGTGTATGGTAACCACTCTTCATCTAATGGTACAAAATCAACCTCAAGGTCAATCATGTTTTTTTCAGGATTTGCCCACTTTGGGTTCCTAGCTCTTGCTACTTCGTAACTTGTGTCTGACATAATTGTTTAGGAATAACGTAACCAAAGAGTTGATGAGTATGCTACAGTTGTGTTGACTGTGATTGAACCAAGGTTCACGTTCACCGCCACGTTACCAGCAACTGATAAATCGTCTGTTGCAATAGTACCAGTACTACCAGTTATATTAAGATCATCAGTGGCAAGGTTTACACTACCACCCACGCCTTTATTATCAAGAGAAACTGATGCATTGATATTTACTTTGTCATCATTACCATAGTTTGATCGTGGGTTTGCTTGGTTCACTGATAATGTCTTACCACCCTGCAGGTTACCAGATACGTTCACGTTGGTGTTACCTTGAATATTACCACCTTGTAAGTTTCCTGATACATCACCCTGAATATTTCCAGAAATATTCGCTGTCCTATCACCTTGGACATTACCACCTTGCAGTGATCCTGACCCTGCTGCTGAACCACCGACTGAACCTGAGTTTGTCAGTGCAGCACCTGAGTCATAACCCATACATCTCCAGTTTCCTGAAGGTGTGGTATTATGAACACGACCTGTTGCATCTGAAAATCGGAGACTTGAACCTGCTAATGTAGCACCTGGTGCATATTGTGTGTTACCACTCGCCTGTTGCATGAAAGCATAACTTCCAACCGTACCGACGTTTGCATTAGCATTCAATGTACTATATGTAACTGACGCTGTGTTGATAGAGTTAAGTCTGCCACTACTGTCAATGTTGATAACGGGGATGGCATTGCCAGATCCATAGTTTCCTGACGAAACATCCGTCGTCACATTTAGGTTGGCAGCATTACCGTGAAAAGCCATTGATTACCGATCTCCTTCTTGGTTATTTATAAGTTTATACTTGTTGTAATAAGAAGCGATACTTCTTACCAGAACGTTTGTTGAAGAGGAAAAGATCATCCTCACCCTCTTGGATTTGGTAATGACCCCAAGTTCCATCAACTTCATTTCCTCCAAGATGCTCATTAGAAAGGTGAAGGTCACCAGTTCTTATGTTATCACCGTAGATATTTGACCATCTTACTGAGTTTGAACCCAAGTTATAAGTTGAGTCTGATTGTGGTACGATAGTTCTTGCTGTAAGTGTTGCTGTCATTGTGTCAGCAGTGTCTGACCTGAGGAATGATCCAGAACTTACACCGTCAAGAGTATCAGCATCTAGTCCTGATCCAGAACCATCTACTGTCTTGATCAATGTCAAGATCTCTGATGCTGTCTGGTCTGCAGTAGCACCTGACTCAATACCATCGAGTTTACTGTGATCAGCATTAGTGAAGTTATTGTCTGTCTGTGACGCTACAGAGAAGTCTAATGTACCATCACCATCTTGATATGTTACTGTAATACCAGATTCAGAGTTGCTACTTACCATAGCACCCACGATATCTTGCACTGACTCAACAGATCTCTGAGAAGTTATGTAACCTGCTCCGTTTGTCAACTGATTGTTATTAGTGACATTGGTTGCACCAGAAGCAATACCGTCAAGTTTACTCTTAAGAGTATTGGTAAAATTATTATCCGTTTGAGATGCAACAGAGAAGTCTAACGTACCATCACCATCTTGATATGTTACTGTAATACCAGATTCAGTATTACTTGAGACCATCGCTCCTACTATGTCCTGAACCTGCTCGTTTGATAACTGTGTGTTAGCAGTGACATAGCCAGCACCGTTTGTAATGTTAGCATTGTTCAGTGCTATATTTGCCGATCCATCGAATGATACACCTGCAATAGTCCTTGCTGTAGCAAGTTTGGTTGCAGTAGCAGCGTTGCCTGTTGTGGATCCTGAAGATCCAGATACATTACCAGTGACGTTTCCTGTCAATGCACCCACAAATGTGGTGGTTGTTAGTGTGTTAGAACTTGGATTATACGATAACCCTGTATCGGATTCTAACCCTTGAGTTCCAGTGGCACCATCCACAAATACAGGATAGACGGTCTCGTTTGTGCTATTGTTAGCAGTGATGGTTGAGTTCGCTGCAAGTGTGGCAGTAGCAGAGTTTCCTGAACATGCTGCTGATGTGCCTGAACTTGTGATATACCCTGCACCATTGGTGATTGCATTATTGTTCAGTGATATGTTTGCTGATCCATCAAACGACACACCTGCGATAGTTCTAGCGTTCGCTAGTTTTGTAGCAGTTGCAGAGTTACCAGTGCATGACCCTGATGACCCTGATGTGTTACCAGTGACATTACCAGTTAGATTACCAACAAATGCTCCTGATGAAAGTGTGATACCAGCAGCAGCAAAAGTTGCAAGTGTTGACCCGTCAATCGTTGCTACAATGCTACCTGTACCACTGTCATCCACACTCATACTTGTGTTGCCTTCAGTGATCTGAGTGGCATCTATGTCAACTGAAGCAGTGGACAGTGCTGTTATCTGACCCTGTGCGTTTACAGTGATGATTGGTATGGCACTGGCGGATCCATAACTTGCAGCAGATACTCCCGTATTAGCTAATTTGCTGCTCGCAATAGAACCTGCTAATTGAGCATTAGTTATGGTACCACTTAGACTACTTGTAGGATAATTGGTAGCATCAGAAAGATCAAACGCTGGTGTTGCATCTGATCCACCCAATGATAGTGATACACCACCATAAGATACACTGGAATTAGATAACTTAGCATTTCCAATTGAACCTGCTAATTTACTCGCTGCAATAGAACCTGCTAGTTGAGCATTGGTTATGGTACCACTAAGACTACTTGTAGGATAATTTGTGGCATCACTCAAATTGAATGCTGGAGTGGCATCTGTTCCACCTAGTGTCAATGTAACACCACCCACACTCATGGTTGAGTTCGCTAGATATGCGTTACCAATCGCTGTACCCTGCCACACACCAGTGGATATAGTACCAAGACTTGTAAGTGATGATCCAGTTACACTAGATCCAAGTGTAGTTGCACTTAGAACTGATGTGTTATCAATCTTATAAACCTTGCCATCAGCCAGGTTCATATTTTCTGATGATCCGAAATTATCACCTGTTGCTTCAAATTGGAAGGTCTTATCACCATCACCTGAGTCTATGGTAATACCTCCACCATCTGCAGCAGAATCATCTGCAGCACCAGTGGCGACCTGAATATTTTTGTCTGCAATATTGACTGTTGTAGCATTCACAGTGGTAGTGGTGCCGTTCACAGTCAAATTTCCTGAAACTGCTAGGTTGTCAGCAACAGTTGTGGTACCACCTGCAGAGTCTATCGTAAGATTACCTGATGAAGTTGTGACTGTATTTCCATCCAGCGTTAAATTATCGACAGTTGCTGCACCTGAAACTGTCAAAGTGCCAGTAAATGCATCACTGGTGTCTGATCGTAAGAAGGATGCTGAACTTATACCATCAAGAGTGTCTGCATCTAATCCTGAACCAGATCCATCAACGGTTTTGATTAGTGTGAGTATCTCACTTGCAGTCTGATCTGCTGTAGCACCTGCTTCAATACCATCGAGTTTTGAGTGATCAGCTGTGGTAAAATTCTCATCTGTCTGTGATGCTACAGCGAAGTCTATCGTACCATCACTATCTTGGTATGTTACGGTAATACCTGATTCAGTATTACTTGATAACATGGCACCCACGATATCCTGAATCTCTTCTGATGTCTGATCTGCGGTGGCACCTGACTCTATTGCATTGAGTTTTGATAATAAGGCATCGGTGAATGCATTGGTGTCACTATTGTTCTCATATGCTGTCTTGATCTCTGCATCAGATTGATCTGCTGTTGCACCTGCTTCAATACCATCCAGTTTTGCGTGGTCTGCAGTCGTAAAGTTTTCATCAGTTTGAGATGCTACAGCGAAGTCTATCGTACCATCAGCATCTTGATATGTTACCGTAATACCTGACTCAGTGTTACCCGTAAGCATGGCACCCACGATATCCTGAATCTCTTCATCAGTTTGATCTGCTGTTGCACCTGCTTCAATACCATCAAGTTTAGCGTGGTCTGCTGTAGTGAAGTTTTCATCTGTCTGTGATGCCACAGCGAAGTCTATGGTACCATCAGCATCTTGATATGTTACTGTAATACCAGATTCAGTATTACCACTGAGCATAGCTCCAACAATGTCCTGAATTTCTTCATCAGTTTGATCTGCTGTAGCGTTTGCCTCGATGCCATTGAGTTTTGTGTGGTCGGCATCGGTGAACACGTTACTATCACTAGCATCCTCAACTAAAGTTCTTATCTCAGCAGCAGTTTGATCGGCTGTTGCACTCGTCTCAATACCTGAGAGTTTTGTTGCCAGAGCGTCAGTGAATGCATTAGTATCTGATTGTGCTTCATATAATGACTTGATCTCAGCACCTGTCTGATCTGCTGTTGCACCTGCTTCAATACCGTCCAGCTTTGAATGGTCTGCTGTTGTGAAATTTTCGTCAGTTTGTGATGCAACTGTGAAGTCTATCGTACCATCACCGTCTTGGTATGTTACTGTGATTCCTGATTCGGTATTACCTGTGAGCATGGCACCCACAATATCCTGAATCTCTTCATCAGTTTGATCTGCGGTTGCATTTGACTCGATTCCGTCAAGTTTTGAGTGGTCTGCATCGGTGAATACATTACTGTCAGATGCACTATCCACGAGTGTTCTTATTTCGGCAGCAGTCTGATCTGCAGTTGCAGCAGACTCAATCCCATCTAATTTTGTACCATCGGAAGCTACGTCTCTACCATCCACTGTACCAGATACAGTTATATTGCCCGTAACGTCGATGCCAGCAGTAAAATCATGATTACCTGTAGATGTAATCGGACCGTTGCTTGCCACTGCGACTGACGCTGACCCATTCTCTATGGTGGTGCTATCAATGGCAGTGGTGGACGTATTTGTTACCTGACCTTGAGCGTTTATTGTTAGAATAGGTATGGCAGTTGATGATCCAACTGTGCCTGCTGACACACCTGTGTCTGCTAACTTAGCACTCGCAATAGACCCTGCCAATTGTGCATTGGTTATAGTACCAACCAGTGAAGATGTAGGATAATCTGTAGCATCACTCAAGTTGAATGCTGGTGTATTGTTTGCACCACCTAATGACAGTGACACTCCACCAAACGAAACTGTAGCGTTTGCTAATTGTGAGTTTGCTATCGTACCACTTAGACTACTGGTAGGATAATTTGTGGCATCACTCAAATTGAACGCTGGAGTGGCATCTGCTGCTCCAAGTGCTACTGTAACACCACCTAACGATATTGTACTATTTGCTAAATTACTATTTGCTATCGCTGTAGATAGCACTGTTGTTCCATCTACTGTAATATTTCCATGTATTCTTACGTCAGACGCAAAGGTCGAGACACCAACAAACGTCGATATTCCACTGATGGTCTGAGTTAGTCCACCAACCTTGGATAAAACTCTTCCTCTTGACATAACGGGTATTTAGAAATCCTAATCTTTTATATTTATACTTCGGTTAGGCTGATTTTGTATTTTTTACCCGATATATTGTTCAGCATGTAGATATCCTCCTCACCCTCTTGCAATGTCCAACTACCTGATGTTCCATCTACCTCATTCACTCTTTTACCTACATTTGAAAAATGCATATCAGCACAGTAGAAATCGGAAGCGTATATTTCATTTAGTGCTACAGTGCTTGAACCAATGCTTCTAAGACCATTCACATCGGGTATCATATTTCCCTTCAAGGTTATATTAGTGACAGTGACATCAGGATCTCCTGTCAATCCAGTGCATGAACCGTTGAAAGCTGATGCTGTCAACGTATTGGTTGACGGATTGTATTTTAGACTGCTATCACTTCTCAATCTCTCACCACTTCCACCTGCAGTATCAACAAATGTTATAAAGTGATCGGCAGCAGTGGAGTCAGTTGCTGTAATATCTATAAATGCTGTTACTACATCAGTAAGTGCCGAACCATCTAAAGCAGGCAGAGCACCTGAAAGATCACTTGACGATAGACCACCACTAAATGATGATGCCGATAATGCACCTGTTGCAGCATTAAATGTCAAAGCGGTGCTTGACTTTGCTGCTTGCTCACCCGTCGCACTGCCTACAAACAATATATTAGTTGTGGTATCAGTGGTGTCTGCTGCTACAGTAACCAATGTAGACGCACCAGTGACTGTTCCTGTGAGATTACCTGTTACATTGCCTTGAAGATTACCAGTGACATTACCAGTCAAATCTCCTGTAAATGTACCTGCGATTGCACCTGTGCCTGTAATAGTAGGCGAGGTCAATGTTTTGTTAGCAAGAGTCTGTGTGCCCGTGTCTGAAACAAGGGTCGCATCGCTATTACCAATTACTGAACCACCTGGTAAAGTTAGTTTATTTGTTGCCCCAACACTATGATCAGCAGCAGTAATTATTTGACCATGAGAGTTCACATGGCAATTTAATTGTATTTGTCCTTCAATTGATGAATTGTCACCTCTGACCTCAAGTATTTGAGTGGCAGGGTCAACCTCTAAATTACCAGATGAAGAACTAATATTACCTGTCAAATTACCCGTCACATTTCCTGTCACATTACCAGTGACATCACCTGTCAAATCTCCCTCAACATCTCCTGTGATATCTCCTGTCACATTACCAGTGACATTACCAGTCACATTTCCAGTAAGATTACCGTCAAACACTGGTGCAGATGCAATACCACTGACACTCAAATGCTCAACATAAAAAGGAGAATCAGGAGCTAGTGATCCTATGCCAGAAGAGACTGAAGTAAATGTAAGTCCTACACCAAGTCTTATTACATTGATTTCATCAACTAACTCAAATCCCTGTGCGTCCTCAAACTTTATACTAGAGTCAGCGATAGAGAATATTGATGTGATACCTGATGCATGTTGTCCTACAGGCAATTCCATAACTGACAAACCTGCACCGACTCTTACCGTAGTTACTCCGCTACTTACAGTAAATTCATTTGCATCTGAAAAATCTAATGTATTTTTATTGATTATTACAGTGGCAATACCAACTTGAATCGTGCCACCTATACCTGTATTTTCTTTCGCTTCTGTTACAACAACACCATTTCCCTGAAAATTTAATGTGGTTGTTGACCCTGCAAAACCAACTGGTGTTACTCCTTGATCTTGTACGGTGAAACCAAATGCTGATCCACCACCTGTACCTGAAGGTGGTGCTGCCCAGAATCTCTCTCCATTTGTATTAGCATATAATATAAACTCATTGTTATTTGGCAAACCTAAATTAGGTTCTGCCTCTTCCAGACCAAGAAAGGACGGGAATCCATTTGTTTGATTTCTGAATGTAGATAAACCAGCATAACTGGTTACACCGACTCTGCCTGAAAGTAGTCTTCCCATTTTACTTAGCGTTCTCCAGTATGCTAACTATGCATTTTTGTGTGTTCAAGAAATCACCTTGAATCTTGAGCACGTCACCTGTTTCTAATACTAATCTTCCATCTAAGAATGACATGGCATCCTGATGGGGTATACGTCCTAATTCAATTATAGGAGTATCAACTGAATCTCTACTGTGATATACACTGAATGATGTCACAGATGAACTCGTACCCACGTTTGCTACGTTGCCATAGATGACTAGCGATGAAACACCAGGTGGACATGTGTATATGCCGACCTTTGATGTGGTCAGTGTATGAGTTACAGTCTTGAATTTATTTAATGGAATCGCAGCCATTTAGAATTGTCCTCCGAGAGCGATAATAAGTGGAGTCATTTGAGCTTGGATGCTCTTCTTGAAAGCATCACCAGAAATGTCACCTGTCTGTTGATTGATGGTGAAATTGTCACCAACTTTCAGGTTACCTCTCTCATCCGTAGATGTATAGACAACCTTACCACCTTGCTCAGATATTGCTTGGTTTTCTGGTATTGCTACACCACCCTTACTTGGACGTGATGTATTGATGTCTATACCAGAACCTACATGTTCAAAAGTATATGATGAAGCAAGGATCAATGACTGTCTGGCGAACGGGACAGTCGAACCAACACCGACTGCGTTTGGTAACGTCTGGTCGATGGTGATTGTGGAGACACCAGCTGTAACAGGTGTCGCACTATTTATAGTATAATAGACGGGTGCCATAGTAGGACTCGCCTCTGCTGTAGTTCCTGAAGTTGGATCAGCTATTGTTACCGTCGGTGCTCCACGATATTGTGATCCTGATGATGTTACTTCAATTGAAGTTATACTACCAAAACCATTCACAACAGCAACACCTTCGGCACCTCTTCCACCTGGACCTGTAGGAGATGCTATGGTAACAAGTGGTGGATTTGAACTCGTATATCCTGTACCTGCGTTGGTGACGGTGAAACTACTTACCTCATTGAATAATTCACCTAGGTAGAATGCCTGACCTGTGAAAGGTCTACTTGTTAAACTTCCAACTGTAATAGTATTATCTTCTGTTATCCCTGCCACCGCTACAGCACCTGTTTGATTTACTGTGCCAACACCTGAAGCAACCAATCCCCTTGTTCCAAATGAAGCGTTTGAATTATTGACATCGCACTGACCTCCCGATACAGCAGTGATACCAGTCACATTACAGATAGTAAATATAGAAACTAATTGAGCATAAGCATTGTTGCTTATAGTAACACCAATGCCACCTTGATTATACTGTGTATATGAATCAACGTTCATTGATTTCAAACCTTCAACATGAGATCCATCTACCTTCAAACCTTGACTATTTGGTATGAAGTTTGTACAGTTTCTTATGTAAGGTGATTGTGTAATGATACCTGCTGAACCGTCGGGTGGGAAAGCAATGATAGCACCTGTATTTGCAGCACCTACAAATGATAGATTCTGGAACAGTGTACCATTCTTAGCATGAAATAGATCTACACCAGTATTTGATGGAGTTATCTGTGTCTGTCTTAGATCATCACCATCAATAGTAACATTGTTTGGTACTATAACTGGGTTATTTTCAGTATATAAACCAGCAGCAACTCTTATCGTATCACCTGTCTGTGCCATGGTACATGCAGCACCAATTGTCCGTTTCGCTGTCTTCAGGGTAAATCCATCAAAACCATCATCACCATCTTCATTTACATGTATAATATTGGTAACACTGGCACCTGCACCAACCCACAATAATTCACCCGTATCACTCGCTGCTAAAATACTTTTAGCAACACCAACTGCACCTGAAGAATCAAGGAATGTGCCACCTATTTGTACAAAACCATTACTACTATCACCTGGTGCTCTTGCAACTTGTAAAAGATATTCGGGGAGTGTACTTCCTATGCCTACACGTTTATTTGTAGGATCAAAAACAAAATTGTCAGCACCCTGAAATTTACCATTAGATGCTTTCTTAAATTGTATAGAATTGTTAGCGTCAGAAGCGAGAGTAAATATTTCTGCCTCTGATGACCAAGATACACCTGTGCCTGAACCTGATGATATTATAACTTGTCCGTCAGTGCCTGCCCCCTCTGCATTATCCTTAATTGCACCACCAAATAGTGCGTCACCTCTAACATCTAAACCATTTGCAGGTTGTGTGCTTCCTATACCAACCTGACCTGCTGCCACTATGCCATCAAAGTTGGCAGTTGTTGCTACATCAAGACCGAATTTGGCATCAGTTTTACCAATACCAGTTTTATTCGTTTGAGCATCAACAACCAGAGCGTCATCACCGACCTCCAGTCCTTTTTCGACAGCAAACTTCTTATTTACTGATGCCATTTACCAGTGCACTCCTAAGTATTTGTATTTATCAACTGACACGCATGATATAGGCGATTGCATAATATGGAGGAAGGTTTTTACCAGTAACACTTTCCGAACCTGCAGGTGCTGAAGCAGTCAATGATAGACTTCCACTCTGACCAATCTGGTCACCAGATGTAGAACCAGGTGTGGAGTTATTCGCTGCAAAGTCCTGAGTACCACTGCTATCTAAAATGTAACCACCTGCTGCGTCAGCAAGAACAGCACCACTTGTTTGAGTAGAATGTCTCACTGGGTGACCGTGACTACCACCCGTAGCAGTGTGAGTGTGTGTTGGTACGATAGAGTCTGCACTACCACCAGTGCTATCATCAGCGTACGCAGAACCACGACCAACGACAAATCTATCAACCAGGTTTGGTGCCCCTGCTGCTTGTGCTGCTGCTGAGTTATTACATAAAACCCAATTGGTTGGTACGTTACCGTCTGAACCAGACCACATTATAATACCACCGATAGGAACAACTCCATTTCCAACAAAATCACCAGCAGTTACAGTTCCTGTGATGTTAGCGTCATCAGTTGAGGTAAGTTGCTCTGCTGTAACCGTTCCCGATGCAGTGACACTTGTTGCGGTTACACTGCTTGAAGCAATAAGGTTTGTGCTATTTACATTTCCACCAGATGTGATATTATTACATGTAATATCAGTCGTGTCAATTGATCCTGAGGTTGATATACCAGTTACGTTTAGATTTCGACTTATGATAGCATCGAATCCCACATTGATATTATTGGTGACTGATAATGTATTTGATGTCAGTGTCGCTCCAGCAAATGTGAGAGCTGAACTATCTTGCAATTCACCACTTGTACCTATGGTAACAACACGTCCTGAAGTAAGATCATCCACCTTCAAACTTGTAATGCTTACATTACCAGTGACACTCATTACCTCACCATTATCGGCAAAGGTTTGACCAACCGCAACTCTGTCGAATACATGGTGCTCACTACCATTCTCTACTGATACAGAACCAAAACGTTGCCACTTCTCTGTTCCTGTCTCATTTGTTTGAACCCAACCGACATATCCCCCTCTGTTTACACTGGTTGCAAACAAAATATTATCACCAGTTTGTGATGATGGAGGTTCTGTCTCTTGAACACCAACAAATACCTGTTTACCTATGGCACCAGTCCGATTTCCTCTTAGTTTGAGGTCAATAACATCAGTATTTGAATTACTGTAGAAGTTCTGATTGACAGTGAGGTTGTCAAATGATGCTACAGTTGGAAGTTGTGCTGTTGGAGCTGACACTGAGGTAGTATCAAATTCATCAATAGTTGATACCTCCTCACCAGTAAGAGCATCAATTTTCTTTCGCCCAATAAAGAATTCACCCTTGTCATTCATGGCGGTGTATACCACTAATCCACCACGTGTTTGTTCTGACTGTGCTAATATTTGCTCATCATTATCAAGTACTCTGTCTTGAACCTGTGGCATCGCAGTTGAGTAGTTACCTGGTCCAAAACCAACATACTCAAATGTGTGTCCTGACGCTCTTATCAACGAGTTTCTTCTAGTTTCTACTGGTATAACCTTGATTTTGACTGCTGCTACATTTTTAGCATGAGATGTAGCGTTTGTACCAAGAGCACCTCTTAGAATTTTTGTTCTATTTTTATCAGTGATCCTAACGATTTCATCTTCAATCTGTAAATAATCACCTCTTTTGAGCATACTTCTGTCTGCCAAGTTGATTGAAGCAGATGTAGCAGTGACAGCACTATTCAATTCAGTGGTAAATCCACCGTAAATTGGCATAGTTTGATTGAATCCTTTTGCACTGATACCAGATCCATGTGCTATAGCAGCAGCACCTGAGAATGCAGGTTGTGATGCTGTCCTTCCTATGTTGACAGTAAGTGAAGAACCATATCCAATTCTATCAGTAATAGTATGTGTGCCATTATAAACTGAGTTTGCACCACTAATAATGATCTCATCTCCTCTACGTAGACCTATGTCAGAATGTAAAGTGACGGTTGCTATACCACTAATTCTATCGTGAAGTATATTAGTGACCTGTGTAGACACACCGACATGATATATAAATCCACCAGATTCAGAGAAATTATTGTCCGCAGAACCTCCAAACTTGATCTGTTTGGAATCGTCTATGTTTGTTATCTTATGAACACCATTATAGGAATCACTTCCAACTCCTATAACCTGTATTATATCACCCTTCGCATTGTTAATTGTACCTACAGTAAGGGCACAGTCTGTGGTAGATCCTGATGGTCTAAAAGGCACACCTTGTATCTGAAGTATATCCCCAACCTCATATGCTGAACCATAATTGTTGATGTCTACACTGGTTATGGTACCGCTTGAACCCACAGTGACATCAACTGTAGCACCTCTACCACTTCCTCCTTTTAATGGTATGTTGAAGTAAAACTCAGCATCACCACTACTTCTTCCATAACCCACACCACCAGTATTATTACTAAATCCTGTGATACCATTCAATCCATGATCCACTATAGTATCTAACGTTATTTGTCCAGTGTCATGACCACCACCTGTGACACCAATACCTAAGTTCGACTCTTGAATGAAACTGTGAACTAATTCCTTAGTGATACTATTTTTAGGATCATTTGTGATAACCTGTCCGATCTTTTCTCTCAAGGCATGAGATACTGCTGCTTCAGGATCAAAGTCTATATTATCTACATCTGTTTTTGGTCTAAGATTATTGATATTCTGAGCAAAGAAGTTTACAGTAGTAGAGAAGGGACTTACGTTAGGTTGTGATATGTAACCTAAAACTGTTAAATCATATATTCCGTCCTGTACATCTTTCTTGAACTCTTGTACCACCTCATTATTGAATACTTGATATGTCTTATTGAATTCTCTTTTTGTAAAAAACGGTGCAAAAGTTCTACCTGAACCAACAACAGACTGGTCATGTCTTGTATATGGAACATTAGCAGTAATAGTGCTGATACCACCAGGATTGGTGTTGATACCTATACTGAATATGGTGTCACCACTCACACCCGTGACTTCAAACAACCCATTGAATCCAGTATTATCTACACCGTTCTCATTATTGCTACTTCTGACTCTACTCACCTCAACCAAATTACCAACACTCAGTCTATGTGGACTTTGTGATGTTATGATACCAGAGTTACTACTTGAATCCCATGTGGCATCTATAATTGCATTATTGGTTCTTAGGTTTGAGACTGATGTAAGGTCGGTGTTATCATTTCTATAGAAAGTGTCATCAATGAGCGTCGCTGATTCTTGTAGTGAGAAACCATTTGTAGGTGCTGCTGCAGTAGTAGAGTCATCAGGCACTACGAATCTCACACGGTATATCTTCTCTAAGTCTTTTCTGGTATCGGGTGTTCTTACTATAAATGAATTATTTGTATCTACTGATACAACGCTTTGATTGGTAACAATCGCAGCACGTAATGAGTTTGCTGCACCAACATTTACATACCAACCGTTAGTTGTGTCATATTGAATTGGATGACCTGGTTCACCAGGTTCCTTCCCTTCTACTGTAGATACAACTCTTATCTTACCACCTAGATTGTTTATACCAGTAAGATTACTACCTGCGGTAGCATTGTTGAAAGTGGTTGCTATTTTTATCTGATCAGCCTGTAATCCAGATGTGATAGCAAAATAATCTCTGTCAGATACAATATTATCTGGTAAAGACCCTGAATCTGAATAGAATCTTATTTTCTCACCAGTATTGAATTTATGTACATCCTCAAGAGTTATCACATTACTGGTGATAGAATTGATACCAGAATTACTGCCTACAAATATCTCTTTCTTACCTGATGCCCATGTGTCAGTATCAGCAAGAGGTCCTGGCATAAGAATGTCAGCACCATATACTATATTTTGAATAGAGCAGAATAACTTATCTCCTATCTTATTACCTACAGTAAAACCACTTGCTGTCTTTACTGGAATAGTGTCCTTGACCTTGAAACCAGACAAATACAGTTGAGTGTCAGTCGATACACCGATAGTTGACTGAACATCTAACGCTATCCAGTTGACATCCTCTGTTTTATTAAATGTCTTTTTAGGTGGCACAATACCTGTGATATATGCCTTATCGTCCTTGATAAACGCTTGAGACTTGAATCCATCAGACTCAAGAGCAGTGTGTCCAAAGTTTGAGTTAGAGTTTGTAAGTGATATATCACCACCAGACTCAGTAACAAACTGCTTCGCATAACCCACAGCAAAACAAGATACAATCTGTAGCACAGAGTCTCTTGTAACCTTGATGTGGAAGTTCTCATACTCTGGTTTATACAGTGCCAGACCATCAGTGTGTAGGGTGACTGATGTACCAAGAGTTGCTTGGTCTTGCCATGTACCTGAAGTTTTGTTATATTTTACAAACGCATTGTCATCTTTCTGTAGTCCTATACCTGTGAACTGTGCACAGACCATAGATTTGAAACCAGTTGCCTTACTACCATCAGACAACATACCACACATTCCGAACACTGAACGTAGTGAGCAGTTGAATACGTATGGTGAGGCAGATGTAACACTATCACTCTCTACGATTACGATTGGAGCAAGACCTGTCAGTGATGGTGTAGCAGTGGATGGTGGAGCGACAGGAACAGTGTAAGTAAATGATGTTGTACTTAGAACCTGTGCAACCACATGACTACCATCATAATCATTGTTGTTTACGCCATTGATTATTATTGGTGTCTCTACATTGAGGTTATGTTCTGTCTTTGTGATAACTGTGACCACCGTGGTGGCAATAGCAGAGGACGCATCTGTACCAGAGAATATGTCCTGTATCTCAAGGTCACCAAGTCTAGATATCGCACCAACGATACGAGATTCATCAACAGTTTTTTGGAAGTCAGAATTTGCAGGGTAGTTAGGAAGTGCTCTACCACTATTTGTACCATAAGCAAGAGTCAACTTAGCATAATACATGTCTAAGTCAGTGTTACCCTTACCTTCTACAACGTTGTTACCATCAGCAAATTCAAAGCAAGTTAGTTTATGGTGTGAATAGTTTGGAGCATATACATTACTGGTGTAATCTTTAAAAATTCTGTCAGCAGGGTCACCATCAAATAAACTGAAGTTGAAGAAGAAACAACCACCAGTCACTCTGAATATTGCTGTTCTCTCTATATTGTCATTGTCTGGTTGCGGTATGAACTTTGGTCTTATCTTTGTCTTTCTAAGATCCATACCAATAATGGATGTACCTCTTGGTAATATAACTCCACCATGCACAGAGTTGAAATGATATAGTACATTGTCTGGATCTTGTATATCAAACTTAGTTCCAATAGATAACTCACTAATTGACGCAGCAGTACCATTTACATCAGTAACATTACCACTATCATCAATCACAAAACCTGGTCTATTATCAATATAGTGTGTGCCAGGTGACACCATTATTGTAGTTTTATCAAACCTATCGTTATCCTTACCTAACTGATATGAGAATCTAGCAGACTCTATCAGTGCTCTCTGTATAGTTTTGAACGGACGAGTTCTGGAATTACCAGTGTTGCTAACGTCATCTGTTGCATCAAGTTCCTCAGGGTTGACGTAAATGACGTTACCCTGTACATTTTTTAGAAAATTTTCAAGTCTACTAAGTGGCATTACCTACCTTCTGACACCATTCCTTCAACTTATTTATACCCTATCAGATTCGTGGTATTCTCTGAACTAATGGCACTATGTCGGATTCAACCTTTTCAACTATTTGATCTATGATGTTTATATCAATATCCATAAAAGGAGGGGTGATACCCAACAATCTTAATAATCCATCGACAAACAATGCAAGTGTGGTGAAACCAAGTATCATGCTTATGATAGTAGCGTCACGATTGTGTTTCGCCATAGACTCTTCATCTATACGTCTTGCTTCATCTACAGCATCCTTGATGAGTTTATCAACTTCATTCTTGGTATAGAATTGACCTACAACTGGAACGTCGTGAAACTTTATGTCAGACAATGGTAGTTTTACTTTAGACATAGACCACCTTGATTGTGTCATCGATCTCCTCTGCTACTTTAGCGACTTCAAGAACTCTCATAAACTGATCAACGTCATCACACTCTATTTTTTTAATATCTGCCTCAGAACCATAGATTCTGAACCACTTACCAGATAGGCAGATTTCTAAGCGGTCAACGTATTGATCGGTAAACATAGTATTTGAAGTTTTATTTAGTATAGCACACCGATACTCAAAGTCAAATATCAGACAGGGGTTTCTCTTGTACTGCATAGACATTATAATATGCGTCAATAGGTCCACCTGCTGCATTTTTTATGATAATTTTACTACCATACTGAATTTCTGCAACATATAATTCTTGCCACACACCCTTTGGTGTCACATTTACTCTTATCGTCTCTGGTATAAGTTTACCCCAGTATTCTGGTAATTCTATAATTCCGTCAACTTTGACAACTCCATTAGTTGAGACAGACCCATTAATTTTTGGCATTAGATTCTAACATACTATACTATCTAGCAATTTTTATTATATAACAGTTTTGGTATTTTGACCAGTGTCATAATTAGGATCCTTAATATTTCTATCTTTATCAGAGGGATCAAGTTTGAGGTTGGGGTCAGGATAATCTTCCCATGTCTCACCTTCATACTCTACAATAAGTGGGTTTATATCATTTCTCTCACCATATACATGGTAAAAACAATCAATATCTGAATCAGATTCTAATACGATTTTTTCATTGTCAAATGACTTGACATAAATGTCTTCTTGTCTCCCGATAGGAGTGATCTGCACTGAAATGCTATCATTATACACCATGGACTTCCAGTAATCTGGTAATTCAATAGTGTCAGAGTCTTTCAATCTACCTCTATGATATATTGCTACCTCTGGACCTTCAACACATGCATATCTAAGTCTATATCCTTCTTTAGTAGGATGTTTTATATCAAAAGACTTACCTAATGCATCAGCAGTTCCAAATCTAGAGGCGAGTCTACCTTTATTGCCTCCATCAATTCTACCTGTCACCAATAAATCACCTTGTATAATTACAGCATTTGGGTAATTATCTCCAAAAGGATCTCCTGCAATCTCAACATCACCCTCCACACTAAGAGCTAGACCTTTTACCGCAGGTTTAAAATTTGTAAAACCAAATTGAGAAGTTCCTATGTTCACATTACCAAAGGCAGTATCACTATGCTCACCAAGAAACACAGGTCCGACTGCTGCAAGTGTACCCTCAAATTCTTTGTCACCATCTAAAGTTTCTTTTGATTGATCTTGTTTTCTTGGAAACTCAGGTCCTATGTAAACCTTCCCTGTAGAAAGGTCTCTCATTTCTGCCATACTAACCCTTTAGATTTTTTATTTGTTGATCTATATATTCTCTCATGAACGCAGGGCATATCTTTGTTATTGGTTCATGTAATCTAATACACTGTCCTATTAGTATAGTCCATCCCTCAGAGTGTGACAAGATTCTTTCTTTAGCATCATGCGTGACGTTTTCTGCAGTCACAATGTAATCTCTGCCTGCAGAAATTCTTACGTCACTCTCTCCATGCACATTTACACCTACTCCATCATCTGCATATGAATGAAGGTCTATACGCTCTGCTTTTACAGTAAATGTTCTTTTACAAACAATGTTTATGTCACCCTCAGATGTTATGGTAAGTGGAGCGTTTGTACAAGACTGTACAATTTGAGAACCGTCTTTCTGATTTCGTTTACCATCTTTAGGATCAGCAGTTGCACTCGATTGTAATTCAAAACCACCGTCTCTGAAAAGTCTCAGATGATTATCTGATTTGCTCGCATATAGACCTATGTCTCTTGGTCGACTGGAGTCTTTTCCCTCTGCCCCCATGATTATGTGACCACTTTCATTGTGGTTTATAATAATAGGAGGTATTTTACTCTTGTCTTTTTTCGCTTTTGCCATTAATAAAATCTAGGACAACTGATTACAGTGATTATTTTAGCTTGAGGTACAATAGGATCAGTGTATGCCTCACGCTTGACAAATCTAGTTATAGGTATAACATCTGCACCAAATCCAGTCTCGCTTTGAATTGTAAAAGCAGGTATTTCTGATAAACCTTGATCAACTTTGCCATAACCACCGACTATTCTACCATCTTCAATCACTGGTGTTAGTGTTTGACCACTATCACTTACAATAAGATCACCCTCTTGATAACCTGCACCAGTCGAAACCACTTTTACACCATCAACCTCACCTATAACATCTACACCTTCAGTGTCTGCAATTTGTTCACCACCCAAATAATTTGAACCTCCATTAGATATGATGATGTTTATCACCTCACCATCTTCGACAATCGCTTCTGCAGTAGCACCTCTTCCAATATCACAATCATCAACAATTGATACAAAAGGAGGTTCAAGATATCCTACACCTGTGTCTTGCATTCTTACACCTATCACCTCTCCTATCTCGTTGACCACTGCATCAGCTGCTGCACCAATACCTCCACCACCAAATATCACCACTCTAGGTGGATAGCATTGTTTGGATGAAACATTACAACCATCTACCAAACCTGCTAGTGGTGATGAACCACTTGGAGATCCAGTGGTGTCGCCTATCTTTGCTTGATTTGGAAAAGATAAGTCTACAAGATCATCTAAAAGATTAGGTAGACCACTGCCATTGAGAGTATGAAATCTACTAAGGATATTATCTAATTTTAATAGATTTTTTGGATCAGGACCTGCATTCAATACAAAATCAAATGCATCGTCACACTTACCACCTGTACAATCAAATAATTTTTTCGCTGCACTTACACGTCCTAAAGCATCTGCCATCAAACCTGAAAAACTTGGCATCGCTTTACCTGTAAAAGCACTCAAAGCACCAAGAATAGGTGCTATTGCCGATTGAATTTTATCTGTTATACCTGCTATCAATCCCCCTAAGAATTGTTCAGCTGCACATAAGGGGATATTTACAACCTTACCAAACAATTCTTTCAAGAATTTTTTGATAAAATTTTGCAATCCCTTTAGGACATTTTCAATAGCACAATAAAAACCATCCTTGAGTTTTTTTGCCTTTATACTATCTGTAAGCCAAGTGGGTGATAAGAAATCTAATTTCTCGTTTATTTTTTTATTGATTTCATCAAACGCTTTATACCTTACTCCTCTTATCAACCCTGCCATGGCACCTGAAATTTCTCTTACCGCTTTATCCAACTCTTTATCAAAATCAATAATTTTACCTAAAACAGGATCAATAAATCCACCAGAGAAAGGTGTCAACTTTGAGAAAACTTCAAAAATTTCTTGCAGAGCTTTTGAGATATTACTCATTTTTTGCTTTGCATCTTCACACTCAGCAGATGAAAGTCTTACTTTTTTAATAACATTATCATTTTCTTTTAATTTTGTCTTTGTCTTTATCTTACTATTGTTTGGTACATACCCATCACTGTCAATGATTATACCAGAAGTCTTAGGTTTTTCATCATTTATTAGCGAGTTACCATCAGCATTATTCAATAAATGATCAAATGATAGTGCACCAAAACCAGTGGTTCCTTTCTTCAGAGCTTCATTGTATGATACTATATCTTCAATATTATAATTTGCAAAAAATGCACCAATGACCACAGGTTGTTGTGCCTCTTCTCCATCAAGAAAGAAACCAACCACCATCTCACCACCTTGTAATGCGAATGAGGTACCTGTGTTATTATTACCTGCACCAAATTGAGGTGCAACTAAAAAGTGTGCCCAAGGCAAATTTTCATCCGAGATACCTCCCTCTTTTTCATTTTGATGAGGGTGATATCCTAGAATCCTTATCTTTGCTCTGAAACCATTATTAAAGGATTGATTGTCTTCAGTTCTCCATGCCTTATCAGGTGCAACCTGTGCAATAAACCACTGAAAACCATCCTTACCAAGGAATTCTGTGTTTGAGTGTCTTGTCTCAAGCATTAGTCATCGTACATTAAGCACTCAGGTTCGTCGGGGTGCATATCACAAAATAATTCTAAAGCATTTGGATCGTGATGATCACCTGCTTCTATCTCATCATGATGATGATCGACGTACTCTTCAAGTTCGTGTAACTCATCAAGAGTATGTCTCCTCATGGGTTCTGAGGTTTTTGGATCAGCAAGAAGTTCTTTGTCATGCTGAATGTGGTCTTCGATTGTTTTCATGTTACTCGTGTGTGGTAAATGAATCTCTAACGAGAGTAAGTCCAGTAAAGTCACCATCCGTGTTACCCAATTCATGAGATAATCTGGCAATCATATAATTGCCACTCTCAGGTGAGTTTTTAGGAATACTCCTATCAGTATTTATGTTAGGAAATCTGATCTTGAGCATCATCCCTGCCCTCAATGAAAGATTCATAGGAATTGTAATATCAAGCATTTGTGAGAATAAAGCAGAGTATCTTGCTGATGCTTGTGCCTGTGTTCGTGCTTGATCCTGTGGTGTTGCTAAATCTTTACCCTCTGGAGGTATGGTAGTAGTACCTTGATCAATAGTTCCCAAAATGATTCTAGAATAAAAATCTCTATAATCTTTAGGTGTTACATCCTCATCATTTGCTTTCTCTACACTTTTATTATACTTAAAATTGTGAAACTCTACCTTTCGTGTAATAACATCGTAATACCAATTAGCTGTGCTATATGAACCTGCTCTCAATTTCTTGACAATATCATGACTCTCCTTGAAATTTGGTTCGCTTGCCACAAAAAAATTATTTTTTGGGTCAACGTGCACCTTGACAGGTGTCATTACATATTCATCTTCAATTGGTTCACCTGCAAATAACTTATCAATGCTTTTGAATTGATATCCATCTAAAGTCTCGTAGAATAAAAATCCAGCAGTTCCAGAATTTGCACCACCTTTTGAGAATGTAGTAGGTATTGATTTTTTACACAGATCTGCTATACACTTGAATGGTCTTCTATAATTTCCAAAAAACTCACTCTCATTAGCGGTCTCATCAACGTTGACCTTTGCACCAATTAATTTTACTAAATCCTTGACTGAATTTGAAATAGACCCTTTATATTTTTTTATAACTCTTGTCGTCTCATTTGACAACGCTGTCTTTGTTTCACAGGTTAGCATATAAATTTCTCTTTTTTGATCAATGGTATGACCTATTATGTTAGATATGACTAATTCAAGTGTCACCTCTTCTTGTTGACTGGGGTGTGCATATTTTAGTCTGACTGCTGATCCACTCCTTATAGGTAATTTATTAATTATTCCTAAAGCGTCTAACACACTGATCTCAACGTGTAACGATGGGTCTATTACGTCTTCATAGTACTTGATGTAACTTAATTGTAGACCAACATCAACATAGTCTCCACCTCTATCATCAGGAAACACTTTGAATTCCTTGATGACATGACCTTTAGTCCATAACACATTTTTATTCATGTCGTAAATGCAACAGAGGTGAACTCAGCGTATTTATTTAAAGATGTGAAACTATTTTCCGTGTTCCCAATGATGGCAATATTATTATTTCCTTCCATGACATTTATTTGGTCTGATGGTTCTTGATTATTGAAAATAAAAACATTACCAATGGGTGCTAGAGCAAGATTAGTGCTATCTGGTTTTTGTAAATCATTATCTACTTTCAATCTATTAATAGGATCAAATGGTTTTCTTTTGAATGGAATACCTTTTTGTAAAAATTCTATAAGATCATCCATAGCTTGAAAATCTTTTCCCTTGAGAGTGCCAGCAGCTTTTTCTATTCTTTCTATTATCCCACTTGAGTCTGTTGGCACCTTTCCTGAAAATATATCTAATTTTTTGATCAATTCGTTTAAATTTTTCTGTATAAGTTGTCCTGTCTTAGTAAAATTTTTCGGGTTAGTAAAGAAATCAATTATTGCTTCATCGTATTGATCAATCCTTTTCAACGTTTCTTTCTTTGCCGATTCTATTGCATTTTTAGCCAAATCATACGTTGCTTTTGATATTTTTTTTCTCTGAAACAATATATTAAGATCAGTTATGTCTGTAGCAGTCCTATCATTCACAATATTTCGTAACTTATTTGGATCAATAAATCCTGATTCTTTATAAAAATTTCTCATTGCACTTGCACTCTTTCTTATACTTACTGTTATTTCTCTTTCTATTTTTTTATTTGGGTTTACTCTTCTTCTTGCAAAAAATCTACCATCCTCAGGATTTATTTTTCTATTAGTTTTATTAATTACTTTTAGTTCTTTTTGCAGTATTCTTAATTGTTTTTCAAGTGGTAATTTTTGAAATGATGCTGGTTTTTTTCTTACCAACATAAGTATTCGTTGATAAGTTTTTACATCAATCTTACCTTTCCTGAGTTGGAATGCTAAAAATGCTAAAAGAGCTGTTGCAAGAAGCACTCTACCTGTAGTTTTGACAACAGGTCTTTGGAAAAATGGTATTGCTGGAGATGGTAGTTTAGGTTTAGGTCTTCGTAAACCCTTTTTTTCTTCTGGTTCATCATCATCACGTCGTAAGACTAATGCAGGTGATACATCTTCAAATTTATCTAAAACTTTATCAAAATCATCTAATGCATCAGAAAATAAAGTTTTTTGTGTCCTAAGAATCGTTCTCTGTTCCTCAAACCTCCTTCTCCTATTTGCACCTGTAAATAAATCTGCAATTCTTCCACCTGCAAGACTACCTATAATAGCACCACCTACACCTCCCACTGCTGTACCCAAAGGTCCTGCAATCGCTGTGCCAATCAATGCTCCTGTCTTTGCACCTGCAATTGAACCTGCTAGACCACCTGCTGCACCTACCCCTGCCTGTACATTTGTTTGACCTTCTGCTTTTCTTCCTATAAAATCTAATCCAGTGCCCACAGCAGCAAGAGGTCTCGCCAATCTACCCAGTCTTCCCACCCTAGATAAACTAGATGTACCTCTTTGCATTCTTAGAAGTTGAGAAGGAGATCTTGGTGTTCTTCTTAATCCTCTTCTAAGTAGACCACCCCCACCACCAATACCAAGTAACCCAAGTGCACCGCCTAATAAACCTCCTCTTTGTGAGTCTTTATCTCTTGACGCTATCGTTCTTAATGTACGACCTCTTTCTTCTACGATTTTTCTTTTAAGGTCAAGGGATTTTTTCTCAAGAGATCTCTCTAATGTTATTGAGTTACTTAAGTTACGAGTTAGAAATAAAGATGCTCTCGTGACTTCGCCACCAAGTTTGCTTAATTTTCTTTCTATCATACGAAGGCACCCCACGTTCTAAGAGCAGAGGCAGACTCAAATTTAGGTATACTAGCAAATTTCGTTCCTACACTAACAAACACAGGGTTAGGTGTTCTCCCACCTAAAACAGGTGTGGTTTGATTATCACCTGAAGATACATTTATTATTTGATTTCCTCCCTCATTCCCACTAACATTTTGTGTACGACCCTCTATCATATCAATGCTTAAATTTGCTAAGAGAGATGAATTTGGTTCTATTTTACTTTCTAAATTTACTGCAACATTAGGATTCAAGTTGGTATCACTTGGATTTACTGAAATATCAATATCTCCTTTTTGCCCTAACATCTTCCGAATACGTGTATTCAAAAATAATCCAAATTTTTGCATAGGACCTAATTCGTCTTTTGGTACAACTTTACCTGTTCGCAAGTTGATAGCAAAATTGTTTGGATCGAGACCAAGATCTCTTAGACCTTGTGCATTAGTAAAAGCAGGGATGTTTATCTCATTACCTTCTCCATCAACAACAGTGGTTGTTCCTTCATTGCCTGGTGGCATTACAACTTCATTATTATCATCTTTTTTATTATCATTTTGATCATCCTTCTTATCACTAGGGTCTAATATAATTTCCTCATCTATAGTATCTTTACCCTTTCTTCTTCTTTCTAAAGAAATATTAGATAAAATACTATCAAAACGTGTCAATATACCTCGGAATCTATCTACATCTGGTTTGTTTATTATCTCTCTACCACGTATGACTCTGGTAGCATCAAGTTGCCTTCTCCTGTCTGCATTTTGATTAGAACTTATAAGACCAGGTAATATGAATGACGCAGCAAGTGCAGCAGTAATAAGAAGGGGATTCTTAAGTCTTGAGGCACCTGCAACTCTGGTACCAATAGTGCCTGCACCAGCACCTCTGCCTAAGAGACCACTTTTTACAAGTCTTGTTGTAACTACTGTAGATATAACACCAAGAATCTCAGGTGTAAGTAAAGCAGCAGCACCTCCTATACCTGCAGCACCCTCTCCAAAATTTCCTTGCCCTAATTGGGACAGACCATATAAACCTAATACAGTTGCTCCCACCTTTCTACCAAATCCCATATTGAGACTTTGAAGATTCCTCGAATCTTTACGTAATATTTTTGTCTCCTCTCTATAATATTTTTTCTTTTCCTTGATATCTTGATTGATGAGTTCTCTCATCTCTTGCATACTATTGTTTATCGTCTGAAATTGAGATATTACACTGCCTAAGATTCTTTTTTGAGGTCTCTCTATCTTGACAACATCGTCTTCAACTTGTGTAAGTCTCTCCAAAGTCATATCCACCCTACGATTGATAGCAATCATAGGGGTCTGTGGTTCAACTTGTCTACCAGGTGTTTGCATCAGATGCTTGTCTCTGTTGTGCTTCTAATTTTTGTTTTTCGAGGAATTTCACCAAATAATTTACATATACCTCTTTTTCCCATGGCATCATATTTTCTATATCACTAAGTGACCACTTATGATGTTGCATAAGTGAAAAATTAGTTTCCAACATTGCATCAATGCTGGTGTGATATAGCATTATGCGAAAAAATTTGATAAACCCTCAATTACAACTTCAGAATCTTTCTTTGTTTTAGGATTATGCACAGTGCCCTTGTATTGTAACTTTGGCATGGTAGCAAAAAAGTCCTCTATCATAGAAAATTGTTTAGAATTAAGTTGTTCAATAAATTTTACCAACTCTTTTTTAGTGCAATCTGACGCTGCCCATGCCTCATCCACAGTAAAAATAGTGTCAATGCAATCGACAACCGTGTCAAACGCTTTATCAATCACTTCATTATTATCGAGTGGTGCACCTGTAAAATTGTTATCCACAAATTGTTGCATTGATGGATATCTCATCTTTATGGTGATGTCATCATTCACCTTTATCATATCAGTATGCTCATCAGGAACATCTAATTTGATTTCTGATAAACTTATCTTGAGTGGCACCTTAGTCTCACCATCATCCTGACATGTTACAAGGAGTTCAACTGACTCTCCAATTGATTTACCTCTGATATTCAAAAACAAATATTCTAATTCAAAACTAGGTAATTTTTCAACATCCACACCACGAGTCACAATACATGATTTCAGCACACTCTTGAGTGTGGAACTGATATCTGCATCATTACCTCCTTCTAGGGCAATCAATAAAATTTTTTCCTCTTTTACAAGAAATGGTCTATATTTTATTTTTTTCCCTGTAATAAGTTGCAATTCAAATGTAGGTGCAACGACCTTGGGTAAAGGCATAATAATATTGTTCAGTAATTTTATTTAGTACCTTATTTATAGTGTCCTTACGTTTTCTTCGCTTGCGTCTGATTCTGCGTAAATCGCACCCTTTCTCGATGCTCTTTGAGTAAAGTATTGTTCGTAATTAAATGTTATGGTAGTCTTGATCAATTCTGCTCTTCCATATGCCAATGGTGCAGCAACAATGCTAGTGGGAAAAGCATTTATTACATGATATGTAATGGCACTAGGTAGTTGTAAATTGAATCTACTTGTAGTATTTAATTTACTGAAATCATCATTTGTATCTTTACTAAACGCAGTTATCTCAATATTACACTTATAAGTGCTAGGATACTGCATCCTTCTGTATGCTGCTCCCCTATGTGAGTGATTAATTCGATCATCTATACTTTGACCAAAGGTGCCATCAGCAATCCTTGTGGGTGATATGAACTCCATCCATGCATTAAACACTTCATTTGTATAGTAATCAGTCTGGGAATAAAATGTAAGTATGACATCTGGGAATCTTCTGAACGTGGCATAGTTTTGAGACAAACCTTGTCTTAGACCATCAACCTTACCTGCTTGCAAATCTGAACCAGGCAAAACTGCCTCAGAACAAAAAAGTGCTAAGTATTCACCAGGATTGAATGTGCCACCGTTTTGATCAAAGAAACCATGTTGGTTTATAAAAGTTCTAAGTTTATCATTACTTGCAAAGTTTATCAATACATCATAATTATTATTCAGTGCAGGTGTTATATTACCAAACTTAGTCGTTGGATCAGTAAGATTTACCGTGGGTAGGTAAAATCTACCAGATCTAAACGCATCTGCCCTCTGTGCCATCTAAATATAGTATGTTACATACTATGTATGTCATATAAAGGTAAATATCGACCCAAAAACCGCCAAAAGTATAAAGGCGACGTAGGAGAAGTCGTGTACAGATCACTGTGGGAATTGAAATTTATGAAATACTGTGATACAAATAATAAAATATTGAAGTGGTCATCTGAAGAAATTATCATACCATACAAATCGCCTGTTGATAATCGAGTACATCGATATTTTCCCGATTTTTACGTCAAATACAAGGATGTGAAGGGTAAAATAAGAGAAAAGGTTGTTGAAATCAAACCTGCAAAACAAGTCAAAGAACCTAAGATGCAAAAAAGGAGAACAAAAAAATACGTATCAGAGGTCTATACTTACGCCACCAATCAAGCAAAGTGGGCAGCAGCAGAAGATTTTTGTAAAGATAGAAGGTGGGAATTTCAAATATTAACGGAGAAGGAACTTGGAATATAAAAATGTGTTTCCTACGTCTGTTGTCGTAGGTCAACCTATGATAGGAGAGGTTATGTTGTATCAATACTCAGCGAAATATGCTGAACAATTACCATACTACGATAAGAATCCCATGACTTACATCGTAGCGATGGAAAGTAATGCTTTTTACGGTATCAACCTTCATTACACTAAACCTGCAAATAGATCAGGCACTTTAGACTATATTATAGGTGATAATGATTATACAAAGTTGCCAGGATTCAATAAATACCTAAGATCTTATGTAAGAGGCATGTTCCTACAACTTAAAGGAGAAGATTTGGATACAGCACTAGGCATGCGTCTTGAGCAATTTGTCACTGATTTGGGTAGCGTTGAAATATCTTTGACAAATACTGCGATGAGGAGGGTATTGAAATGAGTGATAAAAATACTCCAAGATCAATATATGGTGAGGGTAAACGGACGACTCATATAATATATTATAGGGTGGACGGTGTACAATATAAAGAAACTATTGACCTCGACGTAGCAAACGGAAATTTTGGTAGATCTAAAATGATCGAAGAGAAGTACGTCCGTAATATTATTGCACCTCAACCAATATTTGATTGGAGAGGAATGAATAATGAAGAAAAACTTAAGGTCATACAAGATAGCACTGAAAGAATTACAGCATATAGCAAATTTTTAGAAAAGTTAAAAAAAGAAGGCGGTGATGAAGCTATTAAGGCATTTGAGGAAAGTGGTATGTCAGACATTACTAATTTTGACAGTATACTTGCTGTTGGGCATAATATACCATTACCACCAATACCCGTCGATAATGACAACCCCAAAGATAGTACTGAAGGTAATAAGATAGAACCTAGTGACATATATGGTAATTACAAAGAAATATTCAAAGAACACCTCAAGTATCCTATCGATATGTTTATTGGTAGAGGATTCAGTGTGACAGGAGGACCTACTACTGGAGATAACCCATTTGTGGAGGGAACAGGTGAAGGGTCACAGGATTACATGTTTATCGAACAATTCATGTATAAACCACCTCAACCTAGTATCGGTAGATACCAAGAATTTACTGGTGATGAAGAACAGCAAAGAGCAGATAGATTGCAATATGAAAAAGATCTCATGGGCACCATTCTTCAACAGGGTATAAGCAGAGGTAGAAATACTTTTGGTGACCCGATGGGTAGTTGTATTTTACCTATTCCAAATAGATTGGGAGTTAGTCAAGGTGTAAGTTGGGGTGAAGCCAGAGCAAATGCTGTAGAATTAGGTGCATTTCAAGCAATAACCAGTGCTACAAGAGGATTATTTGGACCTAATCCTAATCCCGATGGTGGTGGTCGTCTTTTAAAATTACTTGCTGATGGAGGGGAACAAGCAATAAGCACTTTCAATACCGTGTCAGAACAATTAGGAAAAAATGATGGCACTGGAAACGCAGGTGCTATTTTAAATGCAACTATCGCAAAATCAATCCTCGGTAGAATCGGTATAAATGTAGACACTCAACAATTTTTGACAAGAGAAACAGGTGCTGCGATAAACCCCAATTTGGAATTATTATTTGCAGGTCCACAACTTAGAACATTCTCGTTTGTATTCAATTTTGCTCCAAATAGCACAGAAGAGGCAAAGGTGGTCAGAAAGATTCACAGATGGTTTAGGCAAGGTATGTTAGCATCAAAAACCACAGATTTTGGTAATGGTGGTTCATTATTTCTTGGATCTCCAAATGTATTCAGACTATGTTATAAAAATAATAATAGGAGAATCAAATCTCTTAATACATTCAAAATATGTGCTCTTACATCAGTTCAGATCGATTTCACTCCTGATGGTGTATATCAATCATATGAGGATGAAGGTGCTCACTCACAACCAGTCAGATCTACCATGAAAGTTGATTTTAGTGAACTTACACCAATATTCGCTAATGATTACAATTTAAGAAATGAGGATGAGCAAGATCCAAGCATAGAAGATCTTGGACTCAATGTAAGAGGTTCAAATGCATTTACGGAGGATGATTTAGGATTCTAATGAACTATTTCGATTTATTTCCCAATGTTAAACTTCCCTCTTTCTCAGATAAGAGGAGATCTAGTTACGACTACATTACACTTGTAAATCTTTTTAAAAGAGGTAGAATAAGAGAAGATATTTACGGTAGTGTCACATCATTTTCCAAATATTTGGTGCTTGACGATGAGAGACCAGATACAGTCGCTAGGAAATTATATGAAAATGAACGACTTGATTGGGTCGTGCTCTTATCAAATAATATTATTAATGTCCAAAATGAGTGGCCAATGGGACAATATGAATTTCAAAGATATCTTGATAATAAGTACACAAAAGATCAATTAGGAGAAATTCATCATTATCAGACAAAGGAAATTCGTAATTCAAGTGGAGTTTTGTTGCTTCAAGGTGGATTGACTGTTGACTCTGATTTTACCTTCAAATATACCGATACCACTGGTATTGTTCAATCTGTAAATGATGTAGAGTCAGTATCTTATCTCAAGCATGAAATTGACAAAAATGACGCAAAAAGGTCAATTAATGTACTAAGAAAAAAATATATCAATCTTATAATTGATGATATGAAACAAATTATGACATATTCAGATAGTTCACAGTTTATCAATCGTAAGTTGAAGAAGGGTGATAATGTTAGGATTGCAGAACCTAGATAATCAATCTTCATAGATGTAAGGATCTTCCCTACGTAGTTTCCACATTTTGTAGCGGAATTTTATTTCTTTTAATAAGCGTTTCATAAATTTGATTTGCAATTATCCGATGACCCTCTTTGGTGGGGTGTTTTGTCTTTCCCAGAGGTAGGTCAGGATTATTTAGTTGTAAATCATAAGAATATTTCGTATTTTTTGATACGGTAAGTAAAAGTAACTCAGTCTTATTTGCCTTGAAATGATCAATTATTGCTTGTCTAAATATGAATTCGTCTGAGTGTCCGTACTCTTCATCATAATAATTTTTATAGTAGTCTAAAAATTTTTTTCCTTCACCTCTACCAGGATTTACATGTTCCCATTGACCATCTATATAAAATTCTGTCCTATTTTTGAATGTCATACAGATAATTCCTAAATCATAATTGCTGACATCATGATCTAGTGTAGTTCTAACAATTCTCCTATTACTACAACCATGATCTGAAAGATCTGTATATTGTGCTTTTAGTTTTTTTGATAATTGCACGGGATATCTGTCTTCCCTATCATCTAGAGAATACCCCCAACACCAAGAATCACCATTATATAATATTTTCATTTAGAAATTCTGCCATAACTTGATGTCCCTTGATAGAGAGATGTTGCCCATAACCTCTCTCAAATCCTAACCAAGATTTTTGTCCTTTACAATAATTATCTGGGTTTGTTTTTTTATCTCCAACAATTTCGGTATAGTCTAACATATTTTTCCACTTTGATATTTTTTTATAAAAACAATTACTATTAGATTTTTCACATTTCGTTGCATTTCCCTTTGCTATAAAAAAATAATGAGGTATATCTCCCAAATATGATTCCAAATGGTGAACTTGTCTCCAAAAATTGAAATCCCTAAAATGATTATTATCAATATCTCTGTACCATGAATAACCTGCCTTTTTTATACACTCTGGTTTATTAGGTGTAGATTCAAAATTTGTGCTAACATGTCTCGCAGATATGTACACCCAATCTCTTTTTGTAGGTGAATACCACTCAAACCGAGCAACGTTTCCCCATTGTACTATAACAAAGTCTGGTTTACCATATTTTTCAATGTATTTTATAGTGTTCCATGCTATCCGTTCATTAGATGCAGATTTTTGCGATATATTCACTGCAGATAATAATGAGGAGTAACGGTATTTGTCAATATACTCTATATCGTCATCGTTCTCTGTCAATTCACAACCCCATGTGACTGAATCTCCATTAACTAAAATCATTTGTCACCTCCATTATTTTACGTGCAAGAACTGTAAAGTCAGTCAAATTTTCTCTTTTCATGTCTATACCAATCAAATTTATATCAGTGTTCATATCCTTCCATTTACTTAGATCTCTGAAAATCGATCCTGTATCAGTCTGGTGATATTGTTTGATATATGAATTATCCTCGATATATGTTCCTACAGGTTCATAGTTGTTTTTTACCATCCAGAAAAAATGTTTTATATTTCTCTCTTCTAAGTATTTTTCCAAAACATAGACATTTTTCCATAAATTTGTTGAACGTAAATGTTCGCTATCTATCTTAGTGTACCATAATTTAGAAAGTTCGTAATTATCCTCTTTTCTTAAATATTGAGTTGGTTTCAATTGCACCCAATTATCCTGATATATCTCAACCCTACCCCATGAACCCCATTGCACTATTACGTATTTGTACTTTTTTCTCTCACATGCCTCTATGACCAATTTACAGATTCTGTCATTTGACAACCCATGTTGTGCAATGATATCTACAGGTTTTGGGAAATATTTGGGATATTCAAGAGAGTGTTTATCACCCACACACAATAACATAATAAATTACCGTATCAATATAGTTATAAAAAACCTTAAGGCAAAAAAATACCCCGAATTTTTTTTCGGGGTTTTTTGAAACGAAAAGTCGATTTTGGTACAGGATTACTCCTCTGCTAATCGTTGAAAGTATGACAGTGCATCGTCATCAGTGGTTGCATTAGCGGTCACTGGTTCTGGTGGTGCAGTTACTATCTCCTCCTCTTCAGTTGCAACCTCTGCTGCTACTGGTGGACGTGATGTATTCAACACTGCATTCAACCTCTTTTCAAGGTCACCATATGATTTGAACTGATCAGCAGCAGTGAACTCTTCAAGAGAGTATTGTTTCTTCCAGATCGCTTCAAGAGCATCGTCATCATCAAGGAGTGCACTGGTTGCAGAGAACTCAGATGAATCGTAGTTACGATAACCTGCTACGTTCTTTGCTTTCAACTTAAAGTTGGCACCTTTCCAAAAATCGAATGGATCGATTGCCTCTTCATCCTCAAACTCAGGTTGCATCGCTGCTGTAAGTTTGTCGAAGATTTTCTTACCAAACTTGTATAGAAATACTTTGCCTTCGTTCTCAGGGTTAGTAGGATCTTTTACAACATAGATGTTACTAATGTATGTAAGTTTCCTCTTCTGTTTACGTGCAAGGTCTTTGTCTGCATCGTTGCCACTGTTCCATAGCAAACGATTGTACTCAGATACTGGATCCTTACCACCAAGAGTGGTAAGACTGTTCTCTATGTACCAACCACCAGGTCCTTGAAAAGCATGTGACCATACCTTTGCCCATGGTAGTTCTTCTCCGTCAGGTGCAGGTAAGAAACGGATGACAGCATAACCGTTACCTGCTTTATCGACCTCTAATTTCCATAGTCTGTCGTCGGCACCGTTAGTGCCTTTGCTGTTCATTTTTTCTATCTCTGTGGTCAACTTGGATGTC